CTAAACATTTATAAACATTTAGTTCGTCTGTGATTACATAATACTGTGATGTACTAAGCGATGCTAACTGATCATCATAGGGAACATATGTATTTCCTGATAGCCAGTTGTATCGAGTGATACTGTGTGAAACATCAGATTGTGCTACTTTTTTCAAAGCAATCATATTCTGATGAACATTATTTTTATCAAACACAGTATCAACCGGAGTTGCTATAGCAGTGTCTGAACTTGGCCATTGATGAGAACGTCCGATATAAAGATAAGTACTATCGGTACCTACATCATCGCGGAAGTTTCCTGCGTTATTGACCCTTATTTGTTTTGATACGATGGCTACCATTTTATAACCTTACCTCATTTGATTTAATTAATACTATTTATACACTTTACGTGATGTTTATTACAGAACCGAACGATATATTTAATTTACCGCCGTTTCCTGCTTCTGCTATTGTAAATCCGCCGTAATTGCTCATAGGACCAATGTCTGGTAAGAATTTATATTTTTGAACATGTAAGAATGTAGGACCCATTGAAAACTGATTAATTGGTTGAAGAATAAACGTAAGTTCAACATTAAGATTAACTCCACCAACTTGCGGTATTGCAACATCTACTACTACTGGATCAACAAAGACTGGAGTACCAGTATCAAGTGTAGAAAAATCTGCTACTCCTTTTGCTTTTACTGGACTACCAGCTACTCCAACTGCTTCAGAGAAGATAGTGACTTCACCAAAAAATGCAAATCCAGCTGGATGTAATAGTTTTTTAACTACATCCTTCCAGTTATCAATTGTTTGTCCAGTTTTAATAACATAAGAAAATGATTGATAATATCTAGAGTCTTGAATAAACTTTTTAACTGATAGTTTACCATCATCATTTTTCCATCTATTATTTGTTGAATCCCATTTACCATCAGATGGTTTAAGAATATCTACTCTTGGAAAAAAGAGTTCAATATCATCATTAAAGATAAGTCTAAACAAAGCTTTAAATGAAGGTTCAGCACCTTTTGAAAGGTAGATATCTGTAATGTTTTTATATAACTTGTTCTTATCTGCAACAACAGTTTCAGGAATTGGAACAGCTAATTCTCTTTGTAACATTTCTAAAAATTCAGCACCAACTAAATCAAGATTACGATGAGCAGGTAAAGATTTTAAGAAAGCACCAGGCTGATCAGGCTGATCTAAGAAATCATAATACGCTTCCATAAAAGCCATAAGCTCAGGCTTTTCAAGCTGAATATGCTCTGGTACTATAGTTGTTACTTTATGTGACATTAACTGTTATTCGCCGTTGTTGTGTAACCAATACCCGCAATAACCGATCCAGTAGCAATTTCATCAATTTGTGGTGTAACTACTGTTTGTAGAAGATCAATTTGAAGTAATTGATTTCTTCTTGGAGCTAGATCGTTTGAGCTTGGTGTACCTGTTACTGTTATATATGCATATGATCCAACCACTCCTCCATCAGGATTAAAGTTGGTAAGTGTTACAGTACCTGTGCTGATATTTACTGTACCAGCATCTACTGTTGTAATAATTTTTTGATTGTTTGAAATCCTATAAAGCTGCAGAGTTCTAATATTTGGATCACTTGTTGGAATGTCCTGCATCTTATGATTAAACCCATTCATAATGAATTCACTTGAATCAATAACAGAAGCTCCTGTAGCAATATTAGATGAGAATGGAGATGAGAATTCCAACACATATTTTTGTGGTGTTCCAACTACTGGTATTAATCGTTTTTGTACAAAGACACGTTGAATTGTGTTTAGAATAGATGGGTTTGTAGCATCCACTAGTGTAGTTACCTGTGATGCTCTAAATACACCATCAAACTTTTTTAAATTAGTATTATTGTAATTTGTAATTGTGGTAAGGACTTGATCTTTTAACTCACCAGCCGTTAGTGATGTTAGGTTTGGATCATACTTAAAAAATACTTCTAGTTTAATAAATGTATAATCAGGATCAACAATCTCTGGTGTAATAGACACTAGGTTTTTAGTTTTAAGAATAGAGTCTTTAATAAATGTTTTTTGAACTTCAGTAAGAGTTTCTGCATTACCAGGTTTAATTGATAAGAACACTTTACCATATTCAGGAACTGCTTGTTCTTCTCCACCCCAGACTGAAACTGTCTCAGCATTTGTGTAGTTATTCTTTACAATAGCTTTATAGTCATCTGCTGTTACAACTCGGTTTTGAGCTAAGAAAGATAATGGAGCATTAAACTTAATAGAATCGCTTTCTTCACGAGAAGCTCCACCACCAGCTGCAGAGGCTAGTGTAACTGTTACATTAGTGTTACCAGCAATATTACCAGTTAAAGAAAAGACCGTAGCGTTATTAGACGCTGCACCATCAGTAGTTAAATATTCCAATTGAACAATATTACCTGCAGCTAATTTTTTACCAAATACATTATCACCAAAATAAATTTCATATTTGCCGTCCATGCCTTCTTGTAAGAAGTAAGCATTTGTATTTTGATCAACATCAACAATGTTAGTCACTAATGTAAACACTTCAAAGCTAGCTGATGCGGCATTTGTTTTTACTTTTACAATAAGCGATGCAGTATCAATTGTAGTATCTGGAATTTCATATTTTTGAGATGTGTCTGTGTTATCAACAATATATTCTTGACTACGTAATGTACCTTGATTAATTTGCAAATTACTAAATGTATATACACCATTAACTGGTACTATTGTTTGAGCTGCAAGGTTGACATAGTTATATGTTTTGTTATCAATTTTAGTTTGAAATGTAGTTCCACGTGCCATAGCTAATGAGCTAGGAGATCCTGATGGATTATTTACAATCACATTAATAGTAGCAAATGCAGATGTAGTAGATCTAGGAACATATCCAAGTGACTTAGCATGGGATACCACGTTATTTCGTACTTGTGCAGTATCTAGAAAGATCTCATTAATATTTAAATTGGCATTAAATGCGTTATAAAAAGTATTATAAGCAAGCACATCAATGATAGTGCTGATAGCTGATCCTTCATAATCGTAGTCTGCCAACTGCGTTTGAGATTGTAAAAATGTTTTAAGATTGGATTTGATTTGATCAAAGTCCATTTCTGTAACATTAAGTCTCTCCTTTGAAACTGTAATAGCCATTATAATTCCTTACCTAATTCTCTCTAAATAAAATTCAGTAGAAGCTTGCTGTAATGAAGTTACCATTTGAAACTCTATTGATACTCTAAATCTATTATTGTCTGCTTCAAGAGTAACTTCTACATTAGTTAAATTAACTCTTGGCTCGTGGTTTTTAATAGTTGATTCTATTTCTTCTTTTAAGTCAAACTCTGTAAAATCATCTGCAAGTTCAAACAATAAAGATTTTACATTAGATCCTAAATTAGGATTAAATGGTCTTTCACCACGGAATGTTAGTATCAAGTTCTTTACTGATTGCTTTACAGCATCAATATCTTTTATGATAGTAATATCATGAGTATTAGGATGACGTAAGAACGCAAAGTCAAAATCAGAATATAATACTGATCGACTGGTAATAATAGACTTACCTGATGCATCTGTTTTAGTTTGCGTTCTTGCCATTTATTTACTCAATATACTTTGTTACCATTTCTAGAATATCATCATACTTTGCAACTTCTAGTAATTCTTTTTCTACACTTTCCATAATATCTGAATGTTCACCAATACCAACTGGATTAGCTAAATATATTTCAACATTAGCGATGTGTTTATCGATGTGACCTTTTGCGTGTGTCTTTAAAGATACCAACATCATTTCTCTAATTTGTTCACCTGTCATTTCAAGCCTTTCTAAGCATTATTTACAATTATATTTATACACTTATACTGCGACAGTTTCAACTGTCTGGTTGTTATGTTTACCTACTCCTTGGAAATCAGACTTATTAGCATCTAATTCTGTCTTGCCAGTTTCATATAATGCCATATCTGTAGCCAGCTCTGATGCTCCTCCAACTTCTTCTACATTTTCTTTGAAATCATCTTTAAAAGCTTTTTCACCTTTATCAAAATTTTCTTGTGTGACTCTACCAGTAAGAACTTCAATATAGATTACTAATTGATCTTTAATGTTATCACGTCTAGTTTGTACATTATGATAGTCTATTTCTAAATCTAAAAACTTTTCGTACCAAGTTACTTGAGCAGATGTCATTTTACCACTTGCATATAACCTTTGTCTTTTTGCAGCGCCTTGACCATTAATCCCCTGACCACCAGTTTGTTTGTATTGAGGCTTTTTCTTTTCAGCCTCATAAGCTAATCGAGCTGCTTTTACTTTTGGCGTAAAATGTTTATTAATTTTTTCTAAGACTTTACCTCTTGCATTAAGTGCAGCTCCAAATCCACTACTACTCCTAGAAGTTCCTGCAGGAGATACTGAAGAAGGAAGTTGTGTAAGGTCTATATTCGTTGTAACAAAAGCAGGGATTGCAATTGGTGGAATTGTAGGTATTTTCATTTCCTTAGCTTTGACAACAACTTCACCTGTAGCAGTATCTAATTCTTTATTTGGAATCGCTTCACAAGGATCAAAGGAAGCTAAGGACAATGGATCACTAATAGCTGCAGTTACTTGATCTATATAGCCCTGTAGTTCTCCATCACTTACTGCACTTCCCCACTGAGCTTTAAATGCTGCTATAGCTCCTCCAGCATCTGTTTGCATTTGGGCAAGTAAAGTACTAACGTCACCTTGTAATGAAGGACCAATTGATGGTATTTCTGGCAAAGCAGCTTGTAGTTCACCAAGAGCTGCTGTAGCTTTTGATTCAAGATCACCTAAAGCCGACATTCCATCGGCAAGTTTTGCTTTGATTTCATCTATTTTTCCAGTGATAGAATCTAATGCTGGGCTACTTCCACAAGTTAACATATGTTATCCTTCATCTTATCTTTTTAACTGAACCATTATGTTTTGCTAAAAATGCTTCAAAAGAAACATTTGGATATTCTTTCTGCAAATTTATAAACATCTTTAAGTTAGACATAGCGTCATCAAATAATCTTATTCTTTTATATATTTTTTGATCTAAGTATTTTTTAAAGATTACTTTTTTATTATCAGCTGCTGGTCCACTGCCTAAGTTGCCAGC